TTGGATCTTCGCCGTGCTCCGTCTTATATTGTTTGTACTGTTCATACGCATAATCCTGCGCTAAAGCCCATTGTGCCTCGAAGTCCTCGCCGCCAAATTGAGCTTTCGCTTTTGACTTCAACGGTGACCAATCCACGGCAAACTCGCCTTTTCCGGATTTATAGTTGAACGCCATTTTCATAAGATCCTTGGCATTTGAATAATTGTGCTCGTCGATATGTTCCAATACTTCTTCCAAAGGCACTCCGCTTTCAAGCATTTCACGGATAGCGATTCGGGCGAAAGGATCATTTTCCTTTCCACCTCGGCTGCCACTTCCGCCGCTACCGCTCCCGCGTGCGGCCTCGCGCTCTGCCTGTTTTGCGAGGATGTTCCTGATATGCCCGCCCTGCTTTTGAAGCGTGATCAATACGCGATCATTAACAACGCCGTTCATGATTCCATATTTATTCGCGATTGCGTCAAAAGCGTCCGGATCATCGACGCCCTGATTGATCAAATTCTGCTGTTCAAGCTCGCCCTGTTCGATCAAGCGGTTTTCCGCCGTGCGGTTCTGCTGATACTTCTTTTCGTACTGCGCCCAAAGTTTATCCGTTTGCTCTTCGATTTCGAGATCCGTCAATTCTTTTGACGTCATATCGTCCGGGCGGATAATATACGCGATTTCATACCCGCCGATATTCTGATCATCGGAGTGCACACCGCAGCCGTTCCCCCGCACATAATTGCCGTTCTCGTCCTCATAGTCGCGAGCGCCGGACGAATTTCCGTAATAGCCGCCGTTTCCGTCGGAAACTGTGACGTGCTCCAAGTTGTCGAAATTGGAAATATCGTCGCCGGGCGTCGCGTATACGATAATATCTCCCGCGTGAAGCTGCTGCCCGCTATAACGAATAAGGCTTGCACCGGAGTTTTCCGCCTGCGCTGCTCTGCAAAGATTCCCGACGTTGCGCTGTGCGGCATTGGCCGAGGCAAACCGGCAGAACTGCGAGAGGGCCTTCATCGAATATTCGACGCAACCGTTTCTCCCCTCGTCCATTTCCACGCCGCAAAGGGATTCCATCTTTGCAAAAAGCCCCTGCAAACTACCAAGATTCTTTGCATTGTCAATGACATATTGCCGAATATCGTCCCGCGTCGCATTGTTCCCGAACTTCGCCCACAAATCATTTGCCTGAGCAAGCTCGTGCGCTTCCTGCTGCCGCTTGCCCAGCATCGAAAGGACAGATACGCGCGTCTTTGGATCCAAGACATTATTATATTTGCTCGCAAGCTCGCCCATACGGGCATAATTGCTCGTGTTCACGGCAAACTGCATCGCCGCGCCTACCATCTGATTTTGAACGGCGCGGAGTTGCTGCTGTACCATTTCTTCACCGTACGCGCCCCACCGCTGCCGAACTAACGGCTCGGCCCGGTTCAAACCTTCCGCGAGGGCCGGATCAGAATATCCGCCGTTGCCGACAATATCAACGCACGTCGCGAGCTGATTATTATACTGCGTATCACGATAGGCTTCCGTCTGATCCATTTGATACTTCAGCATATTGTTGCGGCGCGTCGTGTTGTCGCGTTCAGTGTAAACATTGAACGCCTGCGCAGCTCTGCCAAAACCAATGAAAGCGCCGTACTTCTTCTGCACTTGCTCGATCGTTTTTTGATGAAGCTTGTCGTAATCGTCGACGACGTTCAGCGCGGCCTCCTGCTTCTTCTGCATCAGCTCCGCCGTGCCCTCGGACATAAGGCGATTATACTCGTTATTTGCCTCCAAGACTTTTCCGGTTTCGTACTGCTCCTTCATATCCATTAAGCCTTTGGCGATGATTAACCCCGTCTCGCCTTTCACTTTTGCAAGCGCCTGCTCTCCGGCGTTGCTGTAATGCAGATTTCCCGGTTGTATATAATACGCGGTCGGTGCGGCTACTCGCCCGCGCGTCTGATATGGTGCAAAGTCTCTCGCCATAATTTATCGCCCCTTGCCTCTATACATACCCGGTACCATAGTCGGCGCTGTCGATGGGATCGTTGCCCACGAATCAAAACCGCCGGACGAGGCCCCCTGCTTCGCGCTGCTCTTTGACGAATACAGACTTCCGGAAAGACTCGTCGCAAGCCCGAACACGCCGCCGATCAGCGCGTTCGTCATAGCGCGGCCTTTCGCGCTCCGATAATTGTTTGCATCGTTTTGATAGACTTTCGCCTGATACTGATAATCGAGCGCCTGATTCGAGAAGTCCGTTGCTTGCCGGGACTGCTTATAGGAGTTTTGCATACCGTTATAAAGCGACGTCTGCGTGTCGAAGTCCGTCGCGTCACGATCCTGCAAGAGAAGCGCCGCCGCGCTGCCGGTGCTGCTGATAACGCCCGCCTTGCCAGCGTTCGCCTTCATTTCGCCCGTGTGCCGCAGCCGTTCTCGACGTTCCGCCTCGACGTTCTGCGCAACCGCGCGGGCGGTTTCCTCCGCCGTCTTATTCGCTTGCATTGCGTTCTTCGCCGCATATTCCGCCTGCCCCGCTTGCAGCCTTGCGTTTGCCTCCGCCTGTGCCGCCTGCGCTTCAAGCTGCTCCTGCTGGGCGCGCCCCTGCATATAAGCTGTTCCCATTGTCCCCACAATGGAGCCTATGATCGCCGCCGTTACCGTGCACATAATTTAATCATCCTCTCCGAAGGTAAACTTGTGATACAGATTGCCATAAAAGCCATACGGCGCGGGCGGGTAGATCTTCGCGCCGATCCACTTCAGCCAAGCAATCGTCCTTTTGTTTTCCACGTCCACATAGTTATATAAAAAGTCCCAATCCTGAAGAAACGCGCGAATACCCTCGCGCGTTTTCTTTCCGGTATAGATCTTGTGCTTCGCCGTCTCTGTCGTCGCCAGCATCCAAATGACGCCGATTTTCTCGAAGGGGCTTTTCCGCACGACGCCGAACGCCGCCAAAGGTACGCCGTCCAGCTTGCAAACGTATGCACATTCGGACGCTTCCAAACAGTACAACGTTTCCTTCTCGATATTCGGGCCTATCGCGCCGACAAGTTCCCGCCGATCCTCCGCCCGCATCATGCGGGCGATCTCTTTCATATCCTCCGGCGTCGGCTTGGAATACACATAATCAGCCACCGGGCAGCACCTCCGGGATAATCGAAAGAACCGTCATAGGGAATGGATCCTCTTGCAGTATGTCAAGGAAAAGCGTATCGTCATAATTCGTCTGCGGCAGCGTGACCTTTTTCTTTCCGGTGTAAAGATTCGCCTGCTGGCCCATCGTCTCGCTCGTCCGCCATTTGATCTCGTCATGCGCACCGGAGGAAAGATCCCCGGACATGATCCCGAACGTACCGCCCAAAGAGTCCTTGAACATGACCGTCATGTTTTGGATCCTCTTCTTTCGAGACGCCCACGTTCCGTCCTCGCCGTTCATCTCGATCGGCATGGTTGCGATCTCCGTCGTGTACGACAAACCGACGGCAATACTTTTGTACGCTTTGGGCAGCGAAAGCTCGCCCTCGGTGGATACTGTCAAACCGGAAATCTTGTGCCCGTCTGCAACAACTTGCACTTCCTTTTTCGCGAGCCACGTCAGCCCCGTGATCGTATCCGTGGCCGTCTCTTCGTCGCGCTTGAAATATGAGTCGAGAAAGACGCCGCTTCCGGGAACCATCTGCTCCACTTGGCAATCGTCGCCGCGTTTCACCACGGCCCAAAGCTCGTCCGCAAACTCGCCCGGTATGCTGCAAAGATCCAACACAATACCCTGCGTGTCGTGCCGGTGCCAAGCGTACACGTCCTGCTCTTTGACATACGTCATACCCACAAACTCGCTGTTTGCCCTCGTGCACCATACGACGCTGTTCGGGATCTGCTGATACGTCATTCCCGTGACCGTCGCATTCTCGAATAAGTGCGCAGCCAAAAGGGAAACGTCGTCGCCGGTGTACTTGTCCACGTCATACGAATACGCGAGATCTCGGATAATGTTCCCGTGCTGCTGTACGTAAACGATCCGGCCGCCGATTACGACAGGATTGACGTCGCTGATCCCTCGGTATTCCTGCGCACGTGCCTGCTGATTCGCCGGCGTGAAACTTTCGCCGCCGCCTGAAACGCGGTACTCGCCGCCGCTCGTCAGCATGATCATTTCACCGAAGGAAACGATCGCCTTGATCCCGTTCATCTGACCGGAAGAAAGCGTGCCGGTGATCGCGTCGTCGTCCTGCGACGGGATAGACGTCCCGAAATTGTAATAATCGCCGGACTTCGACGCCCAATAAGTTTGCGGCGCTTTCTTTGATCCGGCGAAGATCAGACGATCCTCGAAAAAGCCGATCGTCTGCGGATAACCAAAATCGGATCCCCACGCCCCGATCGAGAAATTCGTTGTCGCCGAAGTAGATCCGAGTTTCTTCGTCACTACTGCCGTCGCCGACGTCGCCGAAGAAACCACCGTGATCTTAGCGATCCCATTGTAATCTTTGGCGAAAGCTTGGATCGTCACATAACCGCGCTGATTCGCGTCCTCACCCTCACGCACGGTCGTGTCAAACTCCGACGACGTCACGCGGTACGTCCGTATAACTTCGTCGTCGTTCGTGAACGTCATATTATAGTTCTGACTACGGTTGCCGCTCTGCCGTTTCAGCTGCGTCCACGTGCCCGCGTCGTCCAATTTCTCCACGATAAAGGAGCCGTTCCAAAAGCCAAAGCTTTCGACGTACACCGTCCCGCCAGGTACGCACGTCACGCTCATTGGCGTTGTCGGAACGCCCTTCTCATACTGCCCCGGTACTGTATGCGTGAAGCAGATCAGCTTGCCCACCATCGCCGCCGTGAAATAGGCCGCGCTCGCGGTCAATGAAATCGTGCCGGTCAACGCGCTCGGCGTAATAGAAAGGCTCGTCATGTTCGGATCATCGAACGGGCCGCCCGAAATATCCATCACATTATACGTCCATGACGTGAGGCTGTACCGAGTCAGCACCGCGGGCGGATGATCCGGGTGCACGATGAAAAGCACGTCGGCGCTCTGTGTATATTTGATCTTCGGCAAATCTGCTTCCGTGTACGGCGTATTGACCTCGATCGGATCCCCGCCACCATCGACGACGATCCCGCCCTGTGTAAAGAATCGGATCTTCCCCGCCGTAAATTCAAGGACGAAATTCTGATCTGTGTTATACGAAAACGGGATCAGACGTGCCGGTTTATTCGATTTTGTTTTTGTGACGAACCGGAAACCTTCCCGGCGTGTCACGCCGCCGTAACGCAAGACGATACCGTTCTTGATGATCGCCGCGCCGACGTCATATTTTTGTAGATCAGTCCTTCCCCAAAGGGCGGGGGTAAGTTCCCCGCCCGCAAAGGAAGGCCGTAATTGAAACTGTCCCATCACTCAAACCTCGCTGCAATAAACGTGTTCAGTTCCGGTACTTTTACGTTTTGCTCATTCTCCGCGCCCGCCGCAGCGTGCAGGAACATTCTCTCATATTCTCCCGTTGCCATTTGCAAGATCTGCGCGTTGCCCGTCAGCTTGAACGCAATGGACGCCGCCAGCTTCCACGAAAGCGCTTCACAGAAAGTATCGTCCATCAGTGCGACATCCTTCACGTCCGCCGTATACTCGGCGACCACGCGAGACTCGTTCGTGTTGACGATCAATCCGGAACTATCGCTCACGATCTGATAGCTGATAAAATCCGGCAGCGGCCGCAGCCGTTCCGGTGTCACCGTCGTATCCACGGCGTACAGCTTCCGAAGGCAAACACAATCCGCAGGGTAACGGTACGCGTACGCGTAATCCTTCGGCGTTTCCTCCATCGCAGCCAGCTCCACACGACGCGTCGCCCACGGCCACGGATAACGACGGAGAACCACGCGCCGATCGTGTTCGTAGAATTGCGAGCACTTGCGCGCGGCCTCCGAGTTTTCCGTCATTGCCTCAATGGGGCTTGCTCCAATGCGAGATAAAGCCATATTGCAAATCTCGATCTTGTCCATAATGAAATACGGGACGCGTTACGCGCCCCGCCCTTTCCTTGCTTTCTTGACGGGCTTCGGCGCTTCCGCTACCTTCTCCGCCTTCTTGATCTCTTTCACTTCCGGCTGGACTTCCACTTTAGGGGCTTCCGTCTTGGCCGTCGCCGCCGGCGCCATTTCCTCGAAATGCTCCGGGACTTCTACCGTATCACCCATTGTCACGATCTCGCCCTTCTTATACAGGCGGTTGCCCCAATAGCAAGTCGTCTTGACAATATACTCCTTCATCAACAACTCACCCACTCTTACAGATCAACTCGGATCCCGTTCTGCAACGACGCGCTGACCTTGCCGCCTACGGGGGACGTGCCAGTTCCGACAAGCCGCACATAACGATTACCCGGCTTGATCGGCGCGTGAAATTGTGCCAGCTTGCAAGGTTTCGAGGTCTGCGGTGCAGAAGCCGGAACCGTGATCTCCACTTCATCAACCGGCGAGGCGAAGTTCTCCGCCGCCGAGGACTGAAGCTTGAAAGAGTCCATGCTGCCGCTGGTCAGTTTCGCCGTCAAAGTGACGTCGACATAAAGCGGAGACAGAAAGCCACCGGTCGATCCAAGATCAATGACGTCGCTCGTCATGGACGACGCGCACGTTTTTTCCGCAAAGAAGCGGTTTTCCGCATCAATATATGCCATGTCGTTTTTACCTCCAATCTATTACACGAGCTGCGATTCCGTATTGAGAAGCGCATCACAACGCAGGATAGGAATACCCCAGAAATGCGTGATCTTCTTCCCGCCGTACTCGTCGATCGTCAGACGGACGTTGTTCTTCTTCGCCGCGCAAATGTCGAGGTACGTCTGCACCTTGCGATTTGCAAAGATCGCGAGCTTGACTTTGTCCGGGTTCTCGATCTGATTGTACGCCATGATCATCTTCTCAACGAAAGCGTCCGCATCGTTCGCCGTCAGCTTGGTCGTGTCGATATTCGCAACACGAACCACATAACGAGGATCGCGAACCGCGAGGCCCATGTCCCAATTATACTGCGACTCGTAACCGTAGAACTCGCCGCCGTCGGCGTCGTACATCTTCACGCGGCCGTTGTCCCTGTATTTGAAACCGGCGCTCGTGCCTTTCGGGAAAATGCCGTACACGGTATCCATGCCAAGACCGACAAACCAAACGGAAGTCAGAGAAGAACCCGTGCCGCCAGCATCGATGATCTGATCAGCCCAAATGCTGTCCTGATTTGCCTTGCTGTAATAGTACGCGGAAAGGCCGGTAAATTTCGCCGGCGTCGCCTTCTCGTCGCCGTAGAAGAACGTTGCAGCCATTTCCTGATTCATTGCTTCCTGCTGCGCGACGTTCTCCGACAAACGCCAATTATTGTCGTTGCCGTTGATCTGCATAAGCTTCTCGTCAACTTTAGCCAGCGCCTCCATACCGCCACAAGTGAAAGACACCTGTTTGCTCTTGCTCTTGGAGGGCTTGACGCCTCGGTTGATCAGACGCCATGCAACGTCCGGCAGCTCCGCGCGCATAACCGCGACCTCCTGCGTCCCATCATTACACTGTTTGAAAGGGAGAACGTCCAAAATCCTATTGGTCTGCGCCTGAAGCTCAATGACCTGCTGATTCAGTCGTTCGCCCTTCGCCCCGAATCTCGCCGCCCAGTCATGCAGGGTGACAAAATTCACTCCAACTGTTGCCATTAGTACCACTATCCTTTCTTTAATTATATGTGCTATTGCCAAACAACAAATCTGCGGCGCTCTTGGCCTGCGGCGCGGGCTTGCTGTCAGGTGCCGAGTCCTCTACGAGGTATCCGCCGATCGTTTGCAGGAACCTCTGAACCGTCGGAGAATAGGCAAGGCCACTCTCCAAAAGCTCTTTCATCAGACTTCCCGTGTCGTCGAACGTGTCAACCGCGAGCTTCGCGATCTTCATCTTCTCCGGTGTGGCAAGTCCTTCTTTTGTGCACTGATCCGCCCACGCGTTTTTCTGCTTCTCGGCGAGGCTGATCTGCTCCATCATAATATCCGAATGGAGTTTCACAAGACCGTCCGCCTGCTCCTGCGTCAAACCGATCGAGTGCGCAAGCTCGGTGAATTTACTTTCGATCTCCGGCGTCATAGAAAGACCTTCCGGGAGATTGAATGTGTACTTCTCCGGCAGCCCTTCCGGAGTCGCCTGCTCCGGTTTATCTGCTGCCGTGCCGGCCGCAGCTGTCCCCGTCAGCTCTGCCGTCATAGTCTGCGCTCCGGTCGGCTGTGCCGCTTCCGGTGCCGTGCCGCCCGCTGCCCCTACTTCGGGGGCCTCCGGTGCCGCCGTCGTTGTAGTCGTATCTACCGCATCATTCATCATCATCCATCCTCTCTTTTCGTCTCTTGTGCTCCCGCAACATTAAGTATTCAAGCGCTAAACCGTCGGCCTTCTCGCTGTTCGCGGGAATGTTTCGTATGATCCGGAGAAGATCTTCGCCGACAGATCGCCGCCCAATATTCCACCAATCCTGCGCGTGGTTGCCGGAAGCACCCAACGCCCCCACGCCGCATAAATCAAGAAGCTCTGCGACAAACTGCCGCCCATTCTCGGTCGTCATGATGTACGCGATATTATCAGGATTCAAATCACGCACCTCCCATGATCGATCCTATCGTGCGCTCGTCCGGTTGGATCTCGGACATTAACCGCGCAGCTTCAACGCCCTTCTTGAGCGGATCGGCCATAGCCTCCATATTGGCGAGCTGCTGCTGTTTGGCCTGCTGCTCTGCCCGCGCCTTGCGCATCTTGGAAACCTCTTCTTCGTCGCGCATAATGCTTTCCGGCGTGCCCGTGTATTGCGCGTGCTTCCGGATCGTGGCGTCGAGATCGAGATTGTCCATAATATCGGGCGAAATGCCCGCGAGATTTCCTGCCAGCGCCAGCGTCTTTTCCATCGCCGGTGCAGCGACGGCCTTCTGCGCTTGTGCCAGCAAAGATATAAACTCCGCCTTGATATTGCTTTCCTGCCCTTCAAGCTCCTTCGGTATCGGCGGGAATAAACCGTTACGCAGGCAGATCTCGAAGGTGCGCTTCGTCAAGGGCGCGAGCACTTCATTGTGCATCTGCTCCAAGACCGGCGAAAGCATGAGGAGTTTTTCTTCGTGCCGCTCCGCCACTTCCCGCGCCGTCATTTGCGGCGTGTCCGCGCTTGCCAGCATCACGAAAAGATCGTTGAAGAACGCCGCCCCGATTTGGCTTTGCTTGAATTGGATCACCTGCATAACGTCCTCGCGGCTGCCGGTCGTCTCGAATAGCGGGCGGATCCCGCTTCCGATTGTCGGATCCGGGACGAGCGTCTGCTTACCCGGCAATCGGTTCACTTGACCGACGGACGCCGGAACGATCAGCGGCGGATTCGCCCTGTTTTCGAGGAGCTGCATATTGACGCTTTCCAGCTTTTGGAGCTGCATACAATTTCCCAGCGCATTGTGCCCCGGCCCGGTGCCGTAGATCCCGTTCGCGACCGTCGTCCACCTCGGCATAAGGAAAGGACACTGATGATACCCGGAGATCTTCAGGAACTTCTCCGTCTCGGTCGTCTCAAAGTAGTACGCCCTCCACGGGAAATTTCCAACTGTCAGCACGTCCGGATCATAATTCGGATTCTGTTCGATCAGGACTTGCACTTCAAAATCTGCCTTGTCGTCGATCTGCGCGTTCGCGTTCCAGACGGCGTCCGAAACAACGTCCTCGCCGAACTCGTCGATCAGCTGCCAAGCTTTCATACGGAACTTTCTCGCGAACCGGACGACGCGACCGCGCGAGTCCACATCGCCCGCGTACTCGCCGCACGTGTACGGCCTTGACCAAACCGCCGTGTTGTAGTCCTCCAAGAGAAGCGCCGCCGCCGTGCCGAACTGCGCAAGCTCCGCTTCCAGCTGGAGCAGCATATTGTAAATATTCGACTTGGCGTAAACGTCCATTAAGATCTCTTTGCAATCGTCGAGCCAAAGCTTGACCGTGTGGAAACTCGCCAGCTCCTCGTCCGCAAGTCCAAGCTCGAACCACGGCCGGGAAGGTGACGTCAAACCGCTATGAAGGCCGGCAGCACATTTGCCGTGGGCTTCCATAGGATACGGATCGAGCAGGAAGTAATCACGCCGGCGGCCTTCCGACGTACGATTATCTTCGTCAAAGCGCCCGCGCACGGGATTTATGTATCGGGATAGTTTCCGCCACGTGTCCTCCTGCTGCGACCGTTCCTCATACATTTGTTCGATGATCCGCCGTTTCCGCTTCAGCGTGTCCGCATCGGCGAGAACGGCCTGCATCAGTTTGTCAATGCCCATAACGCATCACCCAAGCGTTTTCTTCTTCTCGTCTGTAAAATAACTCCGAATGTTTTCGAGCGCTGCTGCCGCCGTGCCCATCGTAAGACCGGCGCCCGTGTTCGTCGCCGCCCGGCCCTTCGCCTTCGCAATGTTCTTCCGCTTCTCCTGCCGCTCGCTGTCCGTCTCGCTCTCGGTCTGAACCGGCGACGCCGAAGGCGCGCTCTGCTGATACACCGGCTTCTCTACAACCTCGGTATGACCGCCGCCGCCGCCCCCGAAAAGTTGCAGATCAAAATTCTTTGATACGTCGTTCATGTTGCTCACCCTTTCAATAATTTCTTAAAGCGTCATACGTTTCGCCGTCGTCGTCCGGCAACCGGCCGCCCGCCGTATAGACAGGCAGCGCAAAGGTCAAGGCCAAGCTGTCGGCCATATCCGGGCTTTTGCCTATTTTCTCCTTGACCTTGTCTTTCGGTTCCAAGATGATCTTCCCGTTCGGCGTAAATTTATATTCAACCACCGAAAGCTCACTCTTCAGCTTTGGATCCGGTGGGATCGCACCGCCGCCCTCCATCCACGAGCGAACCGCGAAGAACATTTCCGCGCGCTTATTCGCGTACCGTTCATTCGAGGCCGCCGCGCCGAAGTTGACGTCCGTCACGTGATACCGCAGCTGTCGCAGCCGGTCGATCACGCCCGCGCCCATCGCGCCCACGTCGATAAAGACGGCCGTCGGTTTATACTGCCGCATGACGTCGATCACGCGCTCCGCCGCTTGCATGGTATCAAGCCCGCGATAAACTTTCTGCGCTCTGCACCATAGCCCCTGACGGATCGTCAGCACGGTAGAATCGTCCCCGAACCGTGCGACGTCCACGCCGAGGATCACCGGCTGCCCTCTGACGTCTTTTTCCTGAAGCTCACGAGCGGCCGACGCGGTGACGAGATCGATCGGCAGCACAATGTTAGACGCCGAGGCCGAGAAATCACAGTATAACTCTTGACGGATCGCGAGATCTGTCATGTCGCGCGTCATGTCGTCGATCTCTGCTTTCGGCAGCACGCCCGTTTCATCCACGCGGTAAAGGCAGGAATACCATGAAGGCTCCCGCTGCGCCTGCTGGTACATTTCAAAAAATTGATTCTGCCCGCACGGCGTTCCAATGATCACCGCCCAGCCTTCCCTATCGGAAAGCGCCGGACGCAACACTTCATCCCATAGCTCGCGTTTAATGTTCGCGTACTCGTCGAGAACGACGCCGTCGAGGTAGATCCCGCGCAGCGCGTCCGGGTGATCGGCGCCTATGATATAGATCCGCGCGCCCGGCCAGCCGATCTTTTGCGTCGGAAATTCGACGAATAACTCCGACTCGTTAATCTTCATGCCAGGGATCACCGACGTATAATGCTTGACGTATTGCCACGCGATCAACTTCGCTTGGTTGCGGAAAGGCGCGACGTACGCGAAGTTCGGCGCGTCCTTCTTGCACATGATCGCCATCTTGATCAAATGATTCACGCTGCCGACGGTCTTACCAAATCGACGGTGACACACGAGCACGCTGAAGCGGTGGGATTCAAGCGCCGGGTGCAATTCCTTTTCCCAAATCGGGCGGGGCCGGTACGGGATCGTGATCTTATTTTCCATCGCCGGATCCCTCCCAGCCTATGATCTGAATCGGCCCGCCGTCCGCGCCGGAGATCTGCGATTTGTTGATATACATTCCATCCATTTTGTTCAGCGTGTCGATCGCCTTGATCGATACGTCTGCTTTGCCGTGCTGGGCAATCTCCGAAAGAATGATCCGGCGCTGCTTCGCGTCGATGATCTTCGCGTCCTCCGCTTTTGCACGCAGCTCTTCAATTCTGCTACAAATACCAACATTATCCAACAATCGCGACGCGCTATTTGCGGCAGACCTCGCGCTCGACGCTTTGTAGCCCGCGCGCTTGTAGGCTTCGGCGGCGTTGCCGCTTTTTACAAATTCTTCGCAAAAAATTTCCTGCTTCCTGTTCATGACAACGTCACCACCTTTCGTGTGCAATCAAAAAGCCGCTGCAAAATGCAACGGCTTTTCCGAGGAAAGGAGAAACCCCGGCGGAAGAAACTGAAAAAACCTTTAGGAGGGTAGCGATGCTCTGAGTTTCACGCCTCGCTTATAAGTAGGATACCACATATTTTTAGAAGTTATACCCGGTATAAAGATTTGATCAAAAAACTTTTATTAGCTGCGCCTGACACGCGCATTTGACTTCATAATCCCGGATCCTTCCGAGAACGTCACTATACGTCTGCTGGGCTATGTGAATAGCTTGGCACGTTGAAACATAACCGTCGCCCTTGTACCTACGACGAAATACTTCTTTACGGATAGTATCCCGCCCGCACCATTTACGGACTGCGGAAATGACTTTAAGCCAACGTTCCGGCCACTCCACCGAACGCCCGTCCACGTCCACCTCGCGCAGCTCGTCCGCCAACCGGATCGCCTGCGCTTCCGTCGGCTTGGAAATGGCGGATCCGCCGCTGGGAATCTCCGGCGCTCCGAAAACGGAAAGCCGCGCTTCTTCGACGGCTTCCGCAATCTGCTTCTCGTGACAGATCATGTACTCGATCAGTCGGACGTTCCGATCTCGCGCCCTGCGCTGCTGCATCGTCTCATACCTCCTCATCATTATTCCTTTATCAGCTTTGAAAAATCTATCTCCTGCATCCGCGACAACACAGACGCCATCATGCAGCGCATAGACGCATTTATCAAGTGATCCTCGCTCCTGTCTCCCTTCCGGAACATATTCAAATGCCGGATAGCTCTCGCCGCGTGCTCCTCCGCCGGAATGTCTTTCCAAGTCTCCCCCGGATGTTTCTTCGCTCCGGCAGTCAATCCCGCCGCAACCCTATCCAACCATTCAGCGTCAATAAATCTGTACTCGTTATCCTCTTGATCCTGCGGATATTCCATCAGCATCGCTTCAGTGTCTACCTCAAAACTCATTGTCCCGCCTCCTCAATCAAACCAATATGAAAGCACTGCTCCACATCCTATACCGACAGGCAAATTGATTATCAACGGAATACGCATCCCGTGATACCCGTGATACAACACTCCAATCGTTGCCACCAAAAAGCAAATCGTAGTAAAAATCAACACTTCCTTTTCATCGCTCATTGTCCCGCCTCCTGTTCAAACTCCTCGTATTGCTCCGCCAAAGCGTCAGCAAGTGTTTTTATGGCGGTCGCCCAAACGTCTTCATCGTACCCTTTAAGCAGTAGGCCAAGCGTTTTTCCAAGCGCAACCGAAGCCTCTTTAATATTCATTTTCCCCTCAATATCGACTTTCGCATTATCGCCAATCAATATAATCTCAATTTTCCCGTCGCTCTTCATTGTCCTTTCCTCCCCTTCTCGTAGATCAGCTCGTCTATAAGACGCGCCACCTGCGGCCGCGTCATAGATTCCAACGCGTACCATTCCGGATCATATTCCAGCTCGTTGATCAGCTGCCTGGCGAAGTCAAGCTGCGCCTGCGTCGGTTGCCGCCGCTGCGCCTGCAGTACTCTGCAAATGTCCTCCATAAGCTCGCGCCCCTTTCGGCTCTCGTTGTTGCACTTTCTCGATCCTCGCTTTCAGCGCCTCCATCAAACGATCCTGCGTTCCGGCCTTCGCATCCAGCGCCGCCGCAACGTCCTCGTCCAGCCCGCCCTCGACCGTAAGCAAATGGACGAAAACTTTCTGCTGCTGCCCTTGCCGGTGAAGCCTTTTGTTCGCCTGCTGGAATAATTCCAATGACCACGTCAGCCCGAACCAAATCACCTGATTGCCCCCGTCCTGAAGGTTGAGTCCGTACGCGCATGACGCCGGGTGCGCAAGCAGCACGTCCACCTCTCGACGGTTCCAAGCGTCGGCGTCCTCTGCGGTTTCCAATAACCGGACGCGAAGGCCCCGATCGGACAAGACCTTCAGGATCCGATCTTTGTCGTGCCGGTACCCATAGAACACCAACGCAGGGGATCCGTTCAGCTCGTCCACCAATTCCAAGAAAGCCTCCAATTTACAATCGTGGATCTCGGCGACGTCATGCTGAGCGTCATATACCGCCCCATTGCAAAGCTGCAAAAGCTTTCCGGAAAGGGCCGCCGCGCTTCCGGCGTCGATCGTCTGCGCGTCCACGGTCAAAAGCATATCCTGTTCCAATCTGTCGTACGCTTTCTGCGCTGCGAGATCCAGCCGGACGCGTCGAATATCCATCAAACAATCCGGCAAGGAAAGATAATCCTCCGCCTTCATGCTCACGCACAGATCGGAAAGCTTCGACCAAATCGCCTGCTCGCTCCCCTTCTTCGCCGCCCATGAAAAGATCCTGTCACGATCCCGCTGATCAGGAACGAAATACCTCTCACGGTAATGCGTGATATATTGCCCTAACCGTTCGCCCCGGTCAAGCAGATAGATCTCTGCCCAAAGATCAATCAGTCCGTTCGGCGCCGGCGTGCCGGTCAGCCCCACGATCCGGGATATGTGCCCGCGTACCGCCCGCAGTGCTTTGAAGCGTTGTGCCGTGTGATTCTTGAAACTCGAAAGCTCGTCCAGTACAACCATGTCAAAGGGCCAATCGTTTTTATAGTACTCGACAAGCCACTTCACATTTTCCCGGTTGATCACGTAGACGTCGGCAGGCGTATATAATGCCCGCGTCCGTTTCGTTTGGCTGCCCAGCACCGGGACGACACGAAGATGCTTCAGGTGATCCCACTTCAAAGCCTCCGACGTCCACGTTGTTTCAGCCACGCGCTTCGGTGCGATCACAAGAACCTTCGCGATCTCGAACCGGAAATATCTAAGCTCATTGATCGCCGTTAGCGTGATCACCGTCTTGCCCAATCCCATATCAAGGAAAAGGCCCTGCGCATTGTTGGCAAGCAGCCGGTCAATGCAGTATTTTTGATATGGGTGCGGGGTAAATTTCATTCGTTATCGCCTCCCTTTCGCAGCCCCCTCGTACGAAGAAATTTTTCAAGCCCCCAGTGTTTCGGATAATTCAAAGAAGCAACGCAAGCCGCGCCAAAAGCAAAAGGAC